ACCGGGTCTGGCCGGCCACCGTCAAGGGCGCGTCCCAGGTCGTGAACCGGAGGGTGGTCGACGCCGGCGGCGGCAATTCGATCGTGTAGAGCTCGGCGGTGTGAAACTGGCCGCTGGCGAGCACCAGCGCCGGCGCGCTGCCCCCGGCGGCCTTCACAGCTTCACCGAGATCAAGGCGACCTCCTTGGAGGCCCAAAGGTGCTGCATGAACTGGCTGAGTTCGAGCTGGTCATCCTCGAACCGCACCCGGTAGTGAAATCCGCCGGTCCAGGTGAGGGGATTGCCGTTGGCCGGCGCCGTCCCGAAGGTGACCCTGCCAGTCGGGCTGAGGGTGTAGGCGCCACCCGATACCAGGGAGCCGTTGTTGTACAGGGCCGGCGTGCCGTTGAGGTTCTGGATGATTTCGGGCGCGCCCGGACCGCCGCTGGCCTTGTAGGTGGCCGTGAGCTGGAAGACCGTGGTCGTGCCATCACCGGTAGCGAACTGCTCCGAGATGACCGCGTTGAAGTCGGGATCCACGAACAGGCACGTGTCGAACCGGCCGCGGAGCGCGTTGAAGAGGCCGGCGAGCCGCTTCACTTCCTGGTAGGCCGCCATGTCGCGCAGGAACTCGTAGGTCAGCCGGAAGCGGATCCGGGGGTACTGGGCGTAGCTGATCCGGGTCTCCTTGCCGGAGACGGCCGTCTGGACCTCCGTGGACCACAGGTAGGAGCGGACCCGGTTCCAGGTGATGCCAGGCAGCACCGAGGGACCCGGATAGACATGGGAGCTCATCGGGGTCGACGGCCTATCCGGCTGCCGGCCTTCGCCACCACGGCATCGAAGAGGTGCCGGCGGTTATTAGGATCCTGGAACAGCCGCTTGATGCTCCGGGAGTCGACGGCGTGGATGCTGATGCTGCCTGCCTGCCGGTAGCCGCCCCCACCACCGGCGCCGGCGACGCCCGCCATGGCGCGGACGGTGTCCGCCAGGTCGGCCGGGAGCACCATCTCCCGGGCGTGCAGCTGGGTTACCGGGTTGAGGTTCGACGGGATGTCGAAGCCGCCGGCGGCCGACAGGCCGGCGCTGTAGGCCCCAGCAGCGGCCGCCATGGCCGCGCCGAAGGCCGGGGCGCGCATGTTGATGGGCCAGGGGGCGCCCGCCCAGGACGCCGTGCCGGCGGCGCCGGCCTCCGCGGCCTTGGCCGCGATCGTGCTGGCCGTGGTGGTCTTGACCCCGACGATCTGGGCAATCTGCGCCACGAGCCACTGAGCGGCCAGCTGGGCGATCATGTCGATGACGGCGCCTACTACGGCCGCCGTCATCTGCCGCATGCCCTCAGCGAACGTGGTGGTGCCCTTGAGCATGCCGGCGATGGCGGTCTTGAAGCCCCCCTCCATCTGGCGCAGGGCCCCTAGCCACTCCCGCTGGCTCTCGATCACCTGGCGGGTACGAATCTCCCGCTGCCGCTGGTGGTGCTCGAGCTCGAGGGCCTCGATCTCGGACAGCAGCTTGCGGATCTTGTCCGGGTCCTTGTCCCCCGAGGCCGCCTCGAGCTGCTTGATGGCCTCCAGGGCCTGACGCCGGATCTCGTATCGCCGGTCCTCGAACTCGCGCTCCTGCTGGAGCAGCTCCTCGGTGGTCTGCAGGTTGAGTGCCGCCCGCTCCCGGGCCGCGAGCTCGTCCGCGTCCACGTCGGCCAGGGCGATGGCCGCGCTGCGCTCGACGAACTCCTGGCGCTCCTGGAGGAGGTCGGCGGCGATCTGCCGCTCGGTGGCGACCACGTCCTTGCGGGCGGCCGCGTACTGCTGAGAGTCCTCGCCGTAGGCGGTCCGCATCCGTTCGGCGATTTCGCGGGCGATGGCCAGCCGGGCCTCGCCGTTCTCCTTGAACTCGGCCAGGCCGGACTTCAGGTTTTCGATCTCGGCAGCGAACGCCTCCTTGTCGATCGCCAGCTGGAGCTGGGCGACCTTCGATCGAACGCTGAGCCGCTCGGCCGTGCTAAGGCGCTGGGTGGCGAGGATGTCCTGCCAGTAGGCCACCTCCTGCTCCTTCGAGTACTCGCGGAAGGAGCCCTCCAGGCGCTGCTGCTCGGACCAGGCGGCCTTCGCTTCATCCAGCCCGGTCTGCCAGCCGCTCATGCGGTTCTTGCCGGACTCGTCGGTCTCGGTGAAGGTGCCGCCGCCGGCCGGCGCCTCCACCGGCGTGCGCTTCGGGTTGCTGGCCTGGTCCCAGACGGCCGCGATCCGGGCCGCGGTCCGGGCTTCCCGGGCGATGCGGTCCTCGTCGGCTGCCTCGGCGATCGCATCCAGCGCCGCCAGGCCTTCTGTCCACGCCGCCTTCGCCCCGGAGAAGTCGCCCTTCAGGGCCAGGGCAATGACCCTGCCGAGGGCGGTGAACACGGTGACGACCTGGGTCGCTATGGAGCCCATGGCCTGGCCGAAGCCCACGAAGGCGGCCTGGACCACGATGAAGGTCTGAGTAATACCGGCGATGGCGTTCCGGAGGAGCTGTACAGCCCGGGGGCCGATGTCAGCGAACCAGGTGGCGGTTTCCGTAAGGCTGGGCAGCAGGGCGTCGCCGATGACCTTCTGGAAGGCCTGCATGACATTCCCAGCGTCGTTCAGGGCGGCCCGATACCGGATGGTGGCCTCGACATCCTCCTGACCGATCACGAGGCCGAGAGCGGCGGCCTTCTCCCTGGTCTCCGCCATCAGGTCGGCGTTGAGCTTGAGCAGCGGCGCCATGGATGCCCAGGCCTTGCCGAAGATCTGCTGGCCCGCGATGTTCCGGTCGGTGCCCTCCTTGAGCTCGTTCAGCCGGCCGTTGACATCCAGCAGGATGTCGAAGGAGTTGCGAAAGTGTCCGTTCTGGTCACGGGTGGCCACGCCGAGGCGCGCAAACGCCTGCTCATCAGTGTTGAGCGTCTGGGCAATCTTCGAGGTGGCCGCAGTCACCTGGTCGGAGGTGGCGTAGATGTCGTCCAGGGCGGCCGTGAGCACCGAGGCCTCGGTAGCGCCGATGCCGAGGGACCGGCCGAGCTCGACGGACTCCTTCGAGAGGTTGACCGTGGAGTCAACCGCGGCCTTGAAGGCCGCGCCCCCGCCCAGGACGGCGGCGAACGCCACCATGGCCCGCTGGGCCACCTGGAGCGCGTTGTTGAGGCCGGCGAAGCCCCGCTCCATGTCGCCGACGGCCGTACGGACGGCGGACTTCGCCTTCCCCAGGGCCGCTTCGAGGCCCTCGGGATCGCCGGTGATCTTGAGATCTACGTCCTTCGTCATGGTCCCTGTCTACGGCTGAGGCGTTGCCGGGGAAGGGCCCGGGGTCAGGTCCACGGGCCGCTCCGGATCCATCGGCGCGGCGCCGGGGAAGGCCTGAAGCGTCTGCAGCAGCTCGCCGAGGTCACCGCCGGTGGACCGCTTGATGGGCTTGAAGTTGAGGTACGCCTGGACCATGACCTGCAGGGGCGGAGAAGCGTCGCAGTACGTCTGCCAGGCCTCTACGCGGGGTATGTCCCACTCCTCGAGGATCTGCCGGATCGAGTGACCGGTGGTGCCGATCAGGTGGCAGAGGAGCTGGTCCCAGTCGACATCCCCGCCTGGGCTTTTTTTTCCTCTTCGGCCTTTCTCAGCATGCCGGACACGTCCATGACCGCCTGCATGAGCTCGACCATGTTCCCGAGGTCGAGCCACTCCTCGACCTGCTCGACGGTGACGTCCGGGTAGTTCCGCGACAGCGCCGCGTGTACCGTCTCGATGCACACCGCCACGGACTTGTCGTCCACGGCGCCGGTCCACTTTTCCAGCTGATTCTGGAGTCGCCGCACCTGGCCGAGAGAGAGCGGCGGAATGACGTAGGCCTTCCCGCCCAGCTCCTTCTCGATGCCAGGGTAGATCGCCTGCTGCGCCATCCCCCGGTTACTCGCTCATGCCGTAGGTCAGGACGTTGCCGGCAGAGTCGGCAAAGGCCTCGAAGTCGAACTCCGGCATGGAGAAGTCGTCCAGCTTGGTGGCGAGAGCCAGCTTCGTGCTGATGCACTGGGGCAAGGAGACGATGAAGCTCTTGCCCTGGTACGGCAGCAGCAGGTCGCAGCGGAAGACCGGCGCGTAGCCCATGGGCTGGTTCACCACCGTGCTCTTGCGAGCGGTCGTCGACGTCGCCGTGTACTGGTAGCTGATGAACACCGTGTTGCCGGTATCCGCCGAGGCGAACGTGTACACGCCGGCCGACACCGAGTACTGGCCGGTGGTCGGCGAAGACGCGACCCTGGTCATCGGCAGGCCCAGGGAATTCCGGACGCCGAGGTCCGCCGTCCAGGTGCCCGAGCTCGGCACCGTCGGGGTGATCTGGAACGGCGTGGTCGGAATCGCGGCGCCGGTCGTGTCGTAGACGTCCGAGATGATCCCGGCGGTGAGCGTCTGCCCGAAGAACACCGAGTTCCACAGGGCACCATTGATCTGGGCGGCCGAGGCCTTGCCGGAGATCTTGCCCTTGCCACGACCCACCGCCAGCGGGAACTGGTTGCTGCCGTGGAGCATCTTGTTTTCGAAGCTGATGTCGAGGCTGACGTTCTGCAGGGCCCCGAACTGGACCGGCGTGGGATTTGCGATGGCCGCCCCGGTCGCATCCGTGAGGGGCGTTCCCCACAAGATGCCGGCACCAAACAGGTATTGGGACATGTTGACTACTCCTCCGACAGATGACGAACCATCAAGGAAAAAAAGCCCACTATCGAAAGTGGGGTATCCAGCATCAAAGCTCGGCATGAGACCCCCGTCAGGCTTGCGCCGCGAGGCTGCCAGCCGGTGTCATGTAGCGAATCGTGAAGCGCACCGCGGCCTCGAGGGCCGTCTGGTTTGCGGTCTCGAACTCGAAGTTCGTCGACTCTTCCTGGATCGTCGCTGCCTTTCCGGCCAGGGTCAGGTCGGCCATCAACTTGGCGACCACGGCCTCGAGGATCGGGTCCGCGACGGTGTCCGGAACATCGCCACGCGTAATCACGGCGACCACGACCACCAGGTCTCGAATGGCGAGACCGGTAGACTCGCGCCGCACCGTCTCGACCTCTGGCCGCAGTAGCACGAACGGCCCGGAGTCGCGCTTGATCGAGGCCTCCCGGGACCGTGTGGCGGTGACTCCCGGGATGGTGGCGAGCAGCGTGTCGAGGTGGGCCAGGATCACCTCGCGTTGACTGGGCATCTAGTCGACCTCGCATCGCACTACCGTCATGCCGGTCCGATCTGGCTCCAGCCTGGTCACCCGGTAGCTCTCGCCGCCGTAGCTGAGGGTGGAACCCTGAACCAGGCCCTGGGCAACCACATCGGCCGCCGAGGCCACGAAGCTGGCCTCGGAGTGCTCGACCACGGTGCCCTCGATGGGCGAGTCCTCGTAGGCTTCGAGCGGGATCGCCAGGAAGGTCCCGAGAGGACCGGTCACCAGCTCGCCGAGCGCTTCGAGCTCGGCCTGGCGATCGGCCTCAGTCTCCAGCGCCATCAGGTGCTGTAGCCGGACTTGATTCCCGTCAGGTTGGCCTCGACGAGCGCCGGCCCGGTCGTGATCGTGCCCAGGTACCGGATGAAGGGCTTCAGGCCCTGCCGGCGAAGCACGATCTTCTGCAGGTTGTTCGCGCTCGAAACGCTGGCGAAGCCGCCACCGGTCACGTCTTCGGCATTGGTGCCGGAGCCGTCATCGGCGTGCTGGATCTTGCCGACGATCGAGCCGGTGACCGCGCCGATGTGCTGCGTGATCACCACATCGCCGGTGAACTGGGACGCGTCGACCCAGGCCCCGGTGGCCGCCGCCGTGTTGGCGCAGCTCGCCGGGTTGAGCAGGATCGCCTGCTGCTGGGCGTAGGGATTGTGAGAATGCATGGACCTTCTCCGTGGTGATCGTCTGGCGGGAATCCGGCCTTAGCCGCCCTTCTTGGCGGCGGGCTTGGCGGCGTCGACGTCGAGCGGGTGGGCGGTCGGGTCCATGACGTCCTCGTAGGCGCACTTGTTCGCGCCCACCATCTCGGCCGCGAAGTGCGCCGGGAGCTTCACCGTCGAGTCCTTCTCGACGACCTTGCCCTGGTAGAAGAACGACCGGAGGACCTTGACCGTCCGGGGCTGATTCAGCTGCTGCAGCATGGGGAACTCTCCGTGAAAGAGGCCCTCCCGCCGGCGCGGGGGGGCCG